AACAAATAAAAGGAGGTAATGATGAAAGAAAAAAATGCAGTGATACATTTTGTAGTAAAAAGAAATTTGAAAAAATTCAAAATATGATAATTGTTAATTTAGATAAAAAGATGAAAGAACTTGAAAAAAAATTGGAAAAAAAAGATATAACCGTTGAAGAAAAAAAGAAATTAGAAGAAGATATTAACGCAAGAAAAGGATTCATTAAAAACTTGAATAACATAAAAAGTAAAGAAAAAAGCATAAAAAAACTTAAGGATGGATGTGAATTAATTTATTGTAATAAAGGTTGTTTAGGAACTATATTTGAAGAAGGAGATCCAAATAAATTACCTAGTGAATTAACTAAAAGATTTAAAGGAAATAAACCATTTCTGGATCTTATTTTACAAACCCGTAAAGAATTGTTTGGAAAGAAAACACGTGTATTAAAAGAAGATTTTTATGAAAAATTGAACAAAAAAACTGTAAATAAAACGAAAAAAAAGGGGGCAATTTCTGGATGTGTTAAATTTATTATGGATGATTCTTGAATTCTTTATATAATTACATATTATTTATGTAATTATAATTTTTTTCTATTGGCCTTAATATCAATTGTAGTGCCTGGGCTAACTACAAAGTTGAAAGTCGTGTTGTTGATAGTGATTACAAAAGAGTTCATTTTACATAATGGGTAATTTGGTTTATGAATTTTATAAATTTACAAAAACGATGTTTAATTTATATCATTTTATATCAAATGGCGGATCCAATTTTATTCAATTCTGCATGCTTTCACGGATTTATAGTTGCTGGTATTTTATTGTATGCGTTTTACACAACACGTCTTCCAAAATATCTTATTGCCTTATTGGCCACGGTAATCATAACCTCAGTATGGAATCATGGGGTTTCCAATGATTTAGTCAAATGGTGCGACCGCACCGCAGTCACAATTACGATTATTGCTCTCAGTCTCTACATTTATCAGACAAAACAAGTTTCAAACAATTATATTTTGATTTTGTTGTTTATTGTAGTTGGACTCTATTTTACCGCAAAAATATTAAAAGAAAAAACAAGGTGGTATGTTTGGTTCCACTTGGCTATGCATGTGATCGCAACCATCCTGATTACGTATATTGTGTTTTATTCATAATATTTCAATTGACGTTCAGCATCTAATATAAGATTTTCATTTTGTAAATAACTCCTATGAAAATGAATGTCGTCGTACATTGCTATAAAATTGTCCATGTTTTTTTCAATGTTATACTTATATTGTTCAACCTCTAATCTTAATAGCTCTCGGTTCAAAACAACAAGTCCAGGATAATTAATTAAATGTTTATACATTGTTTCTTGGTCTATAAACCAACCTGAATAACCAGGTTGTCCCGAATAAGATTGTTGATAATTTTCTGAAATCCTACATTCAATATCGGTAGTTGAATAAATATTAAATACTTTTGCCCATGCTGACGGATGGGCAGCATTATAACACATATATATTTGTTTGCTTTCAAAATCAATACTTCTATAATATATAAAAGTTTCTTTATCAAAATTATCTAGACCTTGTTTGTAATAATTATCATTTGCTGGCAGCATATCCATGTCTGTAATCATACACATCTCATCATCAGGTAAATTAAATAATGCTGGAATATACATTCGGATACTTTGAGCAACATACACACTGTGTAAATCTAGATTTTTATCCCACAGAATTATGTTATCAATATAATCTTTTAATTCACCTGGTATTTCGTCTCCAACAAAAATAGCAACAAAATTTACATTCATTTTTTTCCAAAATAATATTTGTTTTGGAATAAATAAAAAATATTCTGGATTATTATTTACACTTGCAACAACTGTTGTTAATTTCATTTTTATATATGTATTATATGTATTTATACTAATATTTATAATTATATCAATTTATAATTATATCAATTATATTCTCATCTTGTCTGTATCGGAAAGAATCCGGTGATTGGTCGTAGTCCTCTAGCCTCGTTGTTTATTTGAACCAAATGTTTATCGAACAATATTGTCTTTACCAAATCCGTACAATATTTTTCCTTCTTTTTAATAAATGTCTCAAAATCGGGATGTTCTTTCTGTAAAATCGCCAGGTCTTTTTTATATTTACTAATATTTTGCGGTTTGCCGTTTGCCTTCCAAATTTGCTCCAACGCCAATCCCAGAAACTGACACAATGGTTTCATAAGTTGATTTGTAATATAAAAGTTGTAATCAATTTTCAAGCTGTTTTCCACAATAAATTCGGGGGTCTCTATTTTCTCTCCCTGAAGTGCTTTTTTATTGTTGGTCGCAATATGTAAGAACTTCATTCGGTCACCCGCTTTCGGCATATTTCCTGGATCACGTTGTCCGATTCGGTCCGCCAAGACACGATGCGCAATTTGCTGCGGATTCTTGTAATAACTTCGCAATGATTTGGTTATAGCCAGTTTATCCATCGACACGGTGCCCGCAATCAGTTCATTAAGACTGCGGTCTAGATATTGGGTTGCGTCACTTACACTACCCCCTTTCATAATTATATTGATGATTTGCCCATAGGTATCCTTCAAATAATCGCATGAATCGCGGCGTTTCAACGACAGACCCATATACTTGAGTTTGCCCTTGTTTGGGTCTTCTTCGTATAAAATCCCCACATACCGCTTCTTCGACAACAGAGCAAACGGCATCAGCGTCTTTTCATATGCGAGGTTCATCGGCGGTTTCAAATACATTGTCGCGTAATTGGCCGCCTCTTGAGCAAGTTCAATTGTTATTTCAAGCGCGGCTTTGCCTATGATTTTTTCACCCGTATCCTTGTTCGTCAAATTAAATATAAAGAACACCGAGTCCGTATCACCATACACATATTCAGCGTTTGTCATCACTTGGCCGTGATTCTTTGTATCACAAATGCGGTTTGCGTAAATCTCCTCTACTATTCGCCGGGCATATGTAATCATTATACGTCCGCTTGCTGTGGTTGATGCAGCAACGTCTTTCTCGTAAAATGTGGATGTCCGTGCGCCGCATTGACCATAGAGAGAATTGGCGGTGACCTTATATGCGAGCTGGCGCTTGTCCAATATATTCGCCATAAATGGATCAGAGTCCTTGACCTTCTTCGCCTTCTTTTTGGTATCCTCACGCGCCTTAAGTAGTTCCATCAAAATCGACGGCATCACCGATTTTTCATTGTTTGGTAATTGCGCCCAGCAAACAACACGTTTGCCCACCTTCGTCTTGACGGCTTTCGCAGCTGGCCGCGCTGGATTGCGGCGCCATTCAAACGTATCAAACTCAACCTCTACGTATTCATATTTTGATAATCCATAGTACACGTAGTTGCCCGCCTTGTCTTTCTCACCTTCCTCCTTTATCAATTTACCGTCCAAATCATATTCCTTCGCCCACACTTTACTACTATGACAGTAATTCTGACTAATCATTGACGATGGATACAACGACGAATAATCAACGCACGCAACGGGTTCATCAATATATATCTTGGTCTTGGGCGGCAGCACAATCGCGCCTTCATATCCGCCATCCGACCCCGCCTTCTCTAAATCCGGCATCAAATAACCCTTCTCCATGCATTTCTTTGCTACATAACTAGTTAGTTTTACGCCTTGGCCGCGGAATACCAGGAAATTGATGGGCACCGAACACAAGTTCGCCATTTCCATATACTCGGTGAGAACGTCAATTTTGCGAAGTAAATGATGGACCAGATTACAATCCTGAATACAATATTTGGCGACAATGGCGCGGTCGGCATCGGAACCCTTGCTCATTCTGAAAATGTCTTGTGGACTCACATCGTCCTTCGCCATTCCCCACCGCACCTTCTTCTTCTTATCAATATTGGACTCGTGATGTCCGCCGATTATCAACACTTTTGTGTCTCCTTGCAGAACTACATCCAAAACCGTGAATTTCTTACCATTCATATAATAGTCTGATGTGAATGTGCTGATTTCGATGTGTATGAAATCACCCGCGTGTAGTCCCGTGATGTTTTTCGTATACAATTCGGCACACTCTCCATGTATGGGGTGCGTAATGTCCACAATTTTTACAATATCGTCGCTGATGTTTTGCGAGGCAACGTCGTCCAATTTGTAAGAAGACAAGTTGAAATTGCGGCGGAAATAGGAATACATATCAATTTGTAGACGACCGCTCATTGTGATGTATCGCAAGTCATATTCGCCACTTGCTATTGCGATTTTGGTATTTTCAATCTCAATTTCAGACGCATCGTCGCGGTTGCGTTTTCCACATAGCTCACCGCGTCTGCGCGACATCTGTAAGAACTCCTCTACACAATGAGTTTCGATTGAACGTCGAAACATAAACTCATAATCAAACCCGAAAATATTGTATCCAATGATAATATCGGGATTCTCTTTCTGTACCAGGTCAGTCCAACGCAATAACATGTCGCGTTCTTCGCTTACAGATTCAACAACCGCGCCTTCTATCGGGTCACATCCACCCAATACAACACAGTGATTTAAATAAGGTTCTGTCTCTCCATAGCGCAAGAATGTTGAACCGATCATTGTTACACGGTCGCCCTCTAATTCGGGGAAAACAGTTGTGAGCATTTCGTCCAATTGGTCGACCTTCTCGGTGCGGTCATAATTGTCGCTCAACAAGAATTCCACGATTCCAGTGGTCTTTTTTACTCCGACGGGCAAGTTAATTCGGCGCTGTATTGGCTTTTGGTATTCAACAGCGTCGGCATCAGCATCATCATCGCTTTCAGCGTCAGCATCATCATCAGCGTCATCATAATCAGCTTCTTCGTCTTCTGCAGTATCACCATTGGCGCCTTCAGAACTATGTGCCTTAAACATAGCATCCACAGTCAACAAATTCGACACCTTGGCGCTTTGTTTCTTTTTCGCGTCAATCAACGGCGTTTTCAACAAATAATCCGTCAATCGTTCAATTTCTTTCTTTTTTATATCTTTCTTTTTGGGATACACCAAATCGATTCCATCCAGTTCGTCAAAATCAAACGCAGCCAATATCATTTTACATAGTAAATGTTTCATCAAGTTTGTGTCCACACCTTTCTGTTTACCAAGGAAATCCATCGCATTGATAGCCAAGCGCTTATACGTCTTTTGAGGAAGGGGGAAATCCCCGTGACTACTGTCCGCCTCTATATCAAAACTCATAATCTTATAAGGAACAATCGATTCTTTGTCTGGAAGCGGTTTCAATTGCGCCTGAGACACTATGAACTCATAATTACACGTTGTTGTCTTTACAATTGCAATGGAGGCGCGGTTCGACACCATCACCCATCCATTCGGAAACAGCGAATTTACGTGGAAGAATCGCAACAACGGCGGCAAATTTGCCTCGTAAAGCTGCGTCCCAGGCATAAAGGGACGCATTCGCCGCACATCATTAATCGTAATGTACCACAAGTTTTTCACCTTACCCATCGCCATCGTATTCTTGAATACCATCTTGATAAACTTGGATGTTTTTCCAGCCGCAAACCCATATAACTTCTGACTATCCACCATCTCATAACTCACAATAGATTCACTGTAATAATCGCCGAGTTTTTGCTTGATTTCGCGCACCAATCCGTGCATCTTGTCCACATTCCATTTGTCGCCGACCTTTATATAAAAGAACGGCTGATAATCATCTACAAAGATGGAGCACGTCTCCCCCTTTTCATTAATACCATACATTTGTACCACAAATAATTTGTTGTCTATGTTTTTCTTTTTTTTTGGCGCGTCATCATCACTTCCGCTGCCACTTCCACTTCCACTTGCCGATCCGTCCAATTCAGCCCGCGTTATATTTAACACGTCAAAACTGAACAGACGAAATGACTTCGGCGCAATTTTCTTAATAATTTTATTTTCTGAACTCATTTTATCAAATTGTTAATTTATTATTTGAATTCCGTTTAGATGCTTTTGAGTTTATCAATTTTATATGAGTCCAACCCCATATTGTTTCAAATTATTATATTGTGGATATGTATATAATGTCTAAGAAAGCCCTTTTGATTGGTATTAATTACTATGATACTCCGTCAGTTGCGTTAAAAGGCTGCGTCAATGATGTAGTCAATATGCGAAACATGTTGATTGATGCCTATGGTTATGATTCGGCGAATATAACTGTGTTGCGCGACGATGCGACAAACACTGTAGACAAACCGACCGCCACAAACATTGTGAAACAACTCACCTCGATTATTGCTCAAAGTGCGTCTCTGAAAGAAATATGGATACATTATAGTGGACATGGAAGCCAAATTAGGGACACTAATGGCGATGAAACCGACAAATTGGATGAGTTAATTGTTCCTGCTGATTATTCGCGCGCGGGGTTTATCACTGATGATATGATTTTCAATATTGTGAAACAGAGTCGGTGTCCTACTATGTTGATTTTCGACAGTTGTAATAGCGGAACCGTATGCGACTTGATGTGGAATTTCAACGTAGTATCTGCCTCTAGAGTTAGTGCCGTAAAAACCAATAATACGGCAATAACCAACCCCAACCTCTATTGTTTTTCTGGATCAAGAGACGAGCAGACCAGTGCGGATGTTTACAGCACTGCTTCTCAACAAGCATGTGGAGCAATGTCGACTGCAGTTATGGAATGTTTGCGATGGAATAAACATAACGTTGATGTTAAAAAACTCTACATCGATGTAGTGTCGTTTATTAAACAAAATGGATTAACCCAAGTGCCGCAACTTAGTTCGTCGAGTCAGACACCGGTATATCAAATCACACGTGCGTTGTTGGCGAACTCAACGACAGCAAGTTATGTTTCAAGTTCAATGGCTATACGAAACATAATGAAGGGGCTTTTAAGGTAAAAGGCCTTTATCAGTCGGCCATATACAATGGCCTTAATTCAACAATAATTCATTAATACTTTTTACAATATTTGATCCCAATTTTCGCTTTTTTCCATTCACCTCTAAGATTACAGAATTTAAATAGGTTTTATCTTCTCTAATTTTATCAATGAATTCTAAAAAGTTTGTAAATGGACGCATGATTTCAATTGCAGTAATTGAACTGATGCCTGGTATTTGCATTAATATCATTTGACCGATATTGTCCTTGGTGATGTTGGCCTTTTTTGATGCCTTGACGACGCCGCAGTAATCTGTTGGTAAGGGCACTACGTTTGAAGGGACTACGTTTGAAGGGACGACGGTTAAAGGCACTACGTTTGAAGGTACTACGTTTGAAGGTACTACGTTTAAATCACATTCAGAAATAGTTGAATCTGTGTTTGCCTCTACATTTGCTATTTTATTTTCAGAATTTGTAGAGGTGTTTTCAGATTTGTTACCAGAATATTTGGCTGTTTTACCAGCTTTTATTTCCTTGTCTATTTTCTCAGCCATAAACAAAATGTGTTGTGCCGTCTCCGCAATAGAGACCGTCCGCATCACCGAAAACCCTTTAAAATAATTCAAAGACGCCATACAAGAAACTACCAATTTCTTGTCCTCTTCTCTGGAAAGCGTCGAAAACATCCCCTCTAGTAAATACACAATATTATGCGGCTCGGGAAAACAATTCGTCAAACGATATGACTGCTCCGCATAGCGCCCATCTTTGATACTCGACAACAAATCTCGAAATGATTTCCTTTCAAAAACCATGTAAATAGAGGTTTCATCGTCATTTGAAAAAATGATATCTCCCAAATTAAGAACCTTCTTTACAATAGCAATTTTACCCGACTTTGGAAACAAATCGTAAAGTGCCGTCTCCCTCTCGTCTATGATGATTTTCATTGTATATGTATTTGGATATATATCGTGTAAGTATTTTCAAAATGTATTTTTGATAATAAATATAGAGGCTTCTGTAACCTCTATATAACAATGCCTGCAATATGCGAATACATTTGGATTGACGGCAATGGAAATTTACGTTCCAAAACGATGATTATACACAAGGTTATTTCTGATTTACTATCTGATTTTCCCGAATGGACGTATGACGCATCGTCAACACACCAAGCTGATTCAGAAGGAAACACAGAGGGGATTTTGAAACCTGTGCGCGTATATAGAGACCCTCTACGAAGGGGCGATAATTGTTGGTTGGTTTTATGCGAGACCTTTGATTATGACGGCACCCCATTCCAATCAAACCATCGACACGCAGCAAAAACATGTTTTTCCAAGGGTGTAAAAGAGGTCCCGTGGTTTGGAATCGAACAAGAATATATATTTATTTTTAAAGACGACTCAAATCTTATTACAAACGGCGACGGGCGCCATTATTGCGGGACATCGACAGACAATAGAGAGCGCACCATTGTGGAAGAGCATTTATTAGCGTGCTTAGAGGTGGGTCTTACTATATCGGGTATTAATGCCGAGGTCGCAACCCAGCAATGGGAATTCCAAATTGGTCCTGTGTGCGGACTTGATGCCGCCGATCAGACGTATATTGCGCGGTTTCTGTTAGAACGCATTGCGGAAAAACGCGGGGCTCAGATTTGTTATTTCCCAAAACCAATGCATAATGCAAATGGATCGGGTTGTCATATTAATTTTAGCACAATTCAAATGAGAGAAGCGGGTGGACTTGATGAAATTATGGCGTGTATGAAAAAGTTAGAGGCAAATCACACGGCGCACATAGAGGTGTATGGAGAGTACAACCATTTGCGTTTGACTGGAAATCATGAGACATCAAGTATGGATGTATTTAGCTATGGTAATGGGACGCGGAATACGTCGGTTAGAATACCGAATCAGACAGTTAAAGATGGATATGGATATTTTGAAGACCGCCGACCAGCAGCAAATGTGGAACTTTATAGAGCAACCTCTAAGATTTTTGAGACGTGTTGCTTGTAAAAATTTTCTATAAATAATATATAATGCCTAAGAAATCTTTGAAAATACAAAGGAAACAACGCGTATCAAAAAACGTATTTGGTAAAAGACGAACAATACGAGGGGGTTTAAATGTTTGGGTTCAAGTTGTATGACATCAATACCTGTAACTCAACCAGAAGAACTTGCTGAATTTTATCGAACCCCACCAATTTTTGGTAAATCTAAAAAGTTAGAAAATCTTTTAAAAAATTTTTTGACCTATATTAGAAACATTAAATCAGATACACAAAAATCTAGCAATGAACTTGAATGTATAGATTTTTGTAATTCTATAATTTTTTGTTGTTTGATTTCAACCAATCAAATTAGTCCAAAAAATTTAACAACTACTTCAAAAAACAACTCTAGCCAAATTATACTTTGTTTTTTACAGAATAAAGAAATCTTAAAACATTATTTTAGTGATATTAATATGGATTATATCGATTATATCGATTATAAAGAAATAGGTACTTTTATTACTTATATCGAGAAAAGATTTGAAGAACTAATAGAAAAAATTATTAGTGAAGAAAACTCTAGAATATTGAGAAAGGAGGATCGCAATAATGATAACAGGTTTTAAAATTGATTATTATAGAGAATAAAACAATATAAATAAATCATAACCAAATATCTATACATGTCTAGATATTTAGTCTATACCACGTGTTTCTACCAAGAAGCATATACCGATGTCATCAAGTTCTTGGTTGACTCATTTTTAAGCACAACACTTCTTCCAATATAGATTTCCTAATTTATACCACCTCCGAATACCGCGCCATCATCGAATCCAAGTGTCCTGGCGTGCCCATCATTTTCTATGAAAAGAACTTCTATAAAACTATGAATCAAGCGCGTATTTCCAAGACAGACATTTTTGAATATTCAGAAATCGCCAATTACGAGAAAATCCTCTATTTAGACGCCGATTCCATCGTGATTCGCGACCTTATGTGTGTTTTTGATGCAATCCAGACCGACAAAATCTACGCACACCAAGAGGGTACTATTCTTAGCGGTGTTTATTGGGGCGACTATTTGTTTTTAAAAGAAAACCCAAATTATCCAAATACCGACGCAATTAGTATAAACGCACTTGGGTTCAAAAATTTACCCGACCACAAGAAGACTTTATCCAAGATTAAACAGGCCTTTTATTTAGATATATATCAAAACAAACTCCAATTTTATGACCAACCACATTTCAATTTCCATTTGATACATAATGGACTTGTTGAGATAGATGCATTCAAGCCATTGGTTCAAAATCGCTCATCGGCGGAAAACGCAGTGAAAAATGGATTAGCGATAGTCCATATGGCTGGATGCCCAGGACATTCAAATATTAAGATAGATTTATGTCGTGATTTTGTAAGGGATTATGAGAATATTCAACAGACAATTGTAGTCAAAATCTTAGAAGAACCAAATTGTTGCCTGACTTGTGGTAAACCATTAGATAAATAAAAATCTTTACATAATATATAATGCCTAAGAAATCGTTGAAAAGACAAAGGAAACAACGGGGGGGGGAGAACGAAGAACTAAAGTTAAAAACACTTTATACAACAAATCAGAATTATTTGGAACATAACAATTTTTTATTTGAATTTGTAAACCAAATATTGTTTAAATCAGATACAAAAAGTATAATTCAGTGTTATGGTGTTTATAAACGTTTATTAGATTGTGTTACTGAAAAAAAGCACATACAAATACATGCCGAAGCCGAAGCCATACCTGTCGAAGCCGAAGCCATACATGCCGAAGCCGAAGCCATACCTGTCGAAGCCGAATCAAGATATAAATATACAAAATTGTTTGAAACTGATTTGAACTGTGTTTTTTCTGATTCTGGAAAGTTAGGAAAAACAGTTTCAACAAAACGAAAACAAAACGGACATCCCGAATTATTTATTGATTTAAAAATACTTTTTATTAACGACAATACTGATGATATCTTGACGGATAACTCAAAAAAAGCGCTTAATTTTGCAAGTATGCATAAATATATAGAACATACTGGTAATGTGGATACAACAAAAGATCCATTTTTGAGTTTAGAAACAAAATATTTTGACGCTATGAGGAAAACGTTTCCGCTAGAGTTTGAAAAACCTCCAAAACCCGTTGGATGCTTTCCTTGGTGTCCTTGGGGCGGAACTCGCAATAAACGCAATAAACGCAATAAACGACACAAAAAAACATTGAGAAAGAAATAATACAATAATCAAATCACATATTATATTATTTTATTCGGATTTTGCTTTCAAGAAATCCGGTATTTCATTCGGCGGTGGTGTCTGACCATAGAGGTCGGGTAAAAATGTGGTTTTTGGCGTGAAGTACCGCGGCTTCGACACATATCGGTCCTCATATTTCCCCGAACGCACTGCATTCTCGCTCACTTGAACCCCACCCCAATTCAAATCCATCGGATTTTCACTTGTCGGCCCTTGTTCGGTGCTTTCGTGAATCACATCAAGTTCTGTATATTCACCATTATGTAGACCCATTGGGTCGAACCCGGCAAATAATCCCTGGTTATACCGCCCATCTCTGGATGCGTCCAAAATCTCAATCGGCCGTCCGTCCAGCATTTTTAGCGAACTAATATCCAAATCCGACGGGGTTCCGCCTTGTAAATCAAACGGACTTGGGCGCATCCGATACACATCGGTGCCTTGTGCGGTGCTCTCATACTGTAAGAACAACACGGGGCACACAATTCCCTTGCGTTTCTGAATGTCTAAATAGTTAATGTATTCGTCCAAATTGTAGAACGGCAGTGGGTTATCGCCATCCTTATTCGGTTTTTTGGTATTATAAAGCAATAATGCTTTGCCGCGCCTTACCAAGAGGTCGGGACAACTGTTATCTTCAGCCTGAACGTTTATCATCTTATTTTCCATTCCTTCTAGCGAGAAAGTTAGATAGAAATACATTCCTGCTAAAAACAATACGAATGAAAAAATTAAAAACACTATTTTTCGGTCCATTGGCCTATATCTTATATTATTAGCAGACAAATATATAACAATACAATATATACTTGATGCCTGGAAAAGCGACTGTTGGAAAACTATATTCGGACAATTGTGGATTTTGCGTCGATATGGCTCCTGCGTGGGCCAATATAGAAAATAATTTGCGTGGAAAACGAACCAAATTCAAAAACACAATTCGCTTCCATAATGTAGAGGCGACAGATATGAACGCGGGACTACCGATGTTAAACAGCCGACTTGTGGGTCAAAAAGTGGCGGAACCAAATGCTTATCCGACTATTTACAAACACGAAAACGGCAAGGTAGCGTATTATGAGGGGGCGAGAGAGGTTGGGCCAATGACAGAATGGGTAATTGGGTCAAAGAAAAACATTACTAAAGGCAAAAAGAATAGAGGACGCAGACATACTAGAGGCAAAAGATAATATGCTATAAAAAAGGTAAAATTTAAAATAACAATTTATCAACAGCACTTCTCACACAAAACGCACGATGAATAACAATACCACTCAGAAAAATAACAAACAGCGTTTTCCAAAAACTGGTGCCGAACATCAACGCAATCAAATAAGAACCAACAATGAGAGAAACCAAATCCATTAAACGCACCGTGAATATGCGGGTATATTCATCACTCCCAGCTTTGCCGAGAGCGTCCTTATATTTACATAAATCAACACCAAATAATTGCATAAAGTA